GACGGCGGCGACATCGTGTACTACGTGGGCCAGCCGCCCATCGTGGACAACCAGAACGCCATCTCGCCCGAGGAGTTCGCCTACGTGGACCGCCTCTACCAGAAGGCGTTTCAGGAGGTAGGCATCAGCGAACTCTCCGCGAGCGCGAAGAAGCCATCGGGCCTCGACGCCGCGGTGGCGCTCCGCGAGTACAACGACATCGAGTCCGAGCGGTTCGCTCCCCAGCACCAGGACTGGGAGCAGTTCTTCATGGACTTCGCGGAACTCTCCATCGACCTCATCACCGAGCAGTACGGGTGGCGCGGGTACAAGGTCCTCGTCCCCGGTCGCCGCGACCTGATGGAAGTGGACTGGTCGTCGGTCAACCTTGACCGCGACGCGTACATCATGCAGATGTTCCCGACCAGCTCGTTGCCGCAGACGCCGAGCGCCCGCTACCAGAAGGTCAAGGAGATGATGGGCGACGGGTTCATCGACAAGGCGGTCGCCCAGCGGTTGCTGGAGTTCCCCGACATCGAGGCCGAGTCGAACTTGGGGAACGCGATGCTCGACGACGTGGACGCGACCATTTCGCACATCCTCGACGACGAGGAGCCGAACCTTCGCCCGCTGGAGGTCTACCAGAACCTCGACAAGATCATCGAGCGCGCGAACGCCGCGTACCTCTACGCGCGCAACCGGAACTGCCCCGAGGACCGCCTCAAGCTCCTGCGGAACCTCATCGACAACGCCACCGCGCAGAAGTCCGCGATGATGGCCCCGCCCGCCGCGCCGATGGGCATGGGCGCGGGCACCCCGCCTCCGATGCCGGGAGCGGGTCTGTCGATGGCACCGCCTCCGATGGCCGGTGGTCCGCAGATCACCAACACGTTGAACGTGCCGCCTCCCATTCTTCCCGCCGTTCCACCCGTAGTTGGAGGCTGATCAATGAAACACAGCCCTTACACCCCGCCGTCTATCAAGGCTTTTGAGAACGAGCCCAGCGTCGTCGCAAACGCGCTGCTGCATGTGGACACGACTGAGCGGTTGGAGCAGCTTGAATCTGAGTTGGACGTGACGAAGAAGGCCCTTCGCGCAGCCGAAGCTGAGTTGAAGGTCATTGAGTTGACCAAGGCGCTGGAGAAAGAGACGCGGAGGAGCATCGCTATCTCCGTTATCTACCAGAACATGAGCAGCGACCCCGAGAGGTGCGCCCTTCATCTGGAAGACTTGCGCATCGCGTTGTTTGGAAGCTGAAGCAGTACCACCACACCCAGGAGATTCCGTGGCTGACACCGAGCAGAAGCAGGCCCCCGCACCTTTCGTCCCGCCGTCGCAAGTGAGTCCCAACGACTTGATGAAGGCGTTTCAAGACGAGGGCATCGTCGAGAAGCCCGCCGAGCCCGCGCCCGTCGCTGGCAAAACCGGCACGGAGCCCGCGGCAATTCCGGCACCAGTCGCGACGCAGAAGACGGAGGAACTGCCCGCGCTGCTGAAGATCGCGAAGGAGCGCGACGCCTTCCGCAAGGAAGTGGAGCCGCTCAAGCCGTACATGGAAGCCCTCAAGGTCCTCTCCCCCACCGAGGCCCAGCGGCTCGCGCAGGCGCGTCAGAGCGGAGATCCCGTGGCCGCGCTCGCGGCGCTCGGCTTCACCCACCAGCAGTACACCCAGAAGCTCCTCTCCCTCCCCCCTACCCCTGAAGAGGGACAGAAGGCAGAGGCACCGGAGCCGACCAGCGAGATTCAGGCGATCAAGCAGGAGCTGGCGGCGCTCAAGGCCGAGCGCGAGCAGGCGCAAATTCAGCAGAGCCGCGCAGGGCTCCTCGCGCAGATGAAGAACATCGTGAAGGACAACCCGAAGTTCGACCTCATCAACAAGACCGAAGACGTGGAGGGCATCGAGCGCGTGCTTCTCCAGTACCACACCCAGCACGGCACGCTGCCTGGCTCCACCATGGAGGAGTCAGTTCTGCTGGCAGCGGAAATGTACGAGTCTCACCTCAAAAAAGAGGCGGATCGCTGGCAGAAGGTGTTGACAGGCTTCAAGGAGTCTGCTCCTGTCAGCGCAACGAAGGCACCAGAGCCACCGCCTTCAGCCGGAACGGTGCAGACCCGGACGTTGACCAACGCGAACACCACAGCGCCCGCTGCGGTTCGCACCGTTCCCAAAACTCGCGAGGAAATCATCGCCGCGATCATCGAAGGTCGCGACGAAGACCTCGTCTGAAGGCGGCACTCCAAAGTGAGTCGCCCGCCGAGGTGACTCACAATGGCTGCTACGATTACCACCGCCGACAAGATTCTGAAGTTCATCTACTCGTCCCGCGCTCTCCAGAACGCGGTGTACGACAAGAACCCCCTCTTCGCCCTTCTCCCCAAGTCGAGCGGCTTCAACGGTCGCTCGATGATCCACGCGCTCACCTACGGCAACTCGCTGGCCCGCTCTGCGGCGTTCGGGACCGCTCAGGGTCGCGCGGGCATCAACGGTGTCTCGGGCACTGACTCGGGCTTCAACCGCGACGTGAACTTCACCGTGACCCGCGTGAAAAACTACGCGATGTACACGATCGAGCAGGAGCTTCTGCTGGCCGCGTCGGGTGACCGCGCGTCCTTCGTGAAGGGCCTGACCCAGCTCGTGGACGGCACGCTCCAGACCCTCCGCAACGACTTCGGTCGCGACGTGTACGGCTCGGGCCTTGGTGAACTCGGTCAGGTGACCGCAGTGTCGGGCTCGGGTCCGTACACGTTCACGGTCGGTGAAGCCATCACCCAGATCGAGGTCGGCATGGAGTTGGTCGCGTCGGCTGGTTCGACCAGGACCAACATCCTTCGCACGGGCGCGGCCCCCAGCGTCACGGTGGCCACCGTCAATCGCGCGGCGGGTACGTTCACCACCCCGGCTCAGGTCACCGACCCCATCGTGGCAAACGACTGGTTGTTCATCCGCGGCGACCGCCCCGACGCGGCCACCACCGCAATCGGCTCGATGCTGAAGATCGCGGGCATGGACGCGTGGAACCCGTCCACCACGCCACCTGGGTCCGAGTCGTTCTTCGGCGTGGACCGATCCATCGACGCAACCCGCCTCGCGGGTCAGCGCCTCGACATCAGCTCGCTCCAGCCGGAAGAGGGCTACGTCACCGCGCTTGCGGCGCTCGCTCGCGAAGACGGCGACCCGAGCCACATCTTCACGTCCTTCACCGACGAGAAGAACCTGAAGCTGGCGCTCGGCTCGCGCGTGGACGCCGAGTACACGCAGGTCGGTGACATCGGCTTCGAGTCGATTCGCCTGCGCGGCCCGAACGGCACCGTCAAGGTGTACGCCGACCGCAACGCGCCTGTCGGTCGCGCCCGCATCCTGACCCTGAACACCTGGGAGCTGAAGCACCTTGGCGACCTCGTGAACAACGGCAGCGCGGGCAACGACGGCGGGCTGGCCCGTGAGTACCAGGCTGACCGCTTCGAGGGCCGCATGTCGTTCTACGGCAACCTCATCTGCCACAAGCCTGCGGCGAACATGGTTGCCGCGCTGCCCACGTAAGTCCAACTGAGTCCGAGGGCTGAACTTAGCCCTCGGACTTTCCCCTTCTCAGGAGAAGACACATGGCTTACCGACAGATGTACGAGTTTGCGGAGTACGCGACCCCGCATACGATTCACTTCCAGTTCGCGGTGCCGACCAACGGCGCCACCACCCCTGTCGCCACCGGCATCCGCGGGTACGGTGCCACCATCACCCGCACGGGTGTCGGCATCATGTCCGTGGTGTTCCCCGTTGGCATGCCGGGGGGGCAGTTGCTCTCGGCTCAGGCGTCGCTTCGCCTCGCGGCGGTCGGCAACACCTTCGCTCAGGTGGGTACGTGGACGCCCTCGACGCGCACGCTGCTCGTCAACTGCGTCAACGGCTCCGGTGTCGCGGCTGAGTGGCCCGCGGCGAACGCGAACAACGTGCTCGAAATCGACGTGGTGTTCAGCGATTCGGCTACCCTCCCCAACCGCGGCGGGTAACTGAGTGGCCTCGGAAACGCTCGCACATCTCCGCACTCGTACAAGAGAGCGGGCAGACATGGTGGGGTCGGCCTTCGTGGCCGACTCTGGCTTGGGTCTGGATGCGTGGATCAACGAGGCCAACCAGAAGCTCCACGGGATGTTGGTGGACGCGCTGGGCGAGGAGTACGTCTCCTCGTCCGCGTCGTTCACCACCATCGCCAACACCAGCGATTACGCTGTGCCAGCGAGTTTCTACAAGCTGTACGGCGTGGATCTCGACTACCACGGGGTCATGCGCTCGCTGAAGCAGTACACCCGCGCCGAGCGGAACACGTACCGGGAGCTTCACCCCGAGTTCCTGCCCCGCTACTCGCTCGTCGGAACCAATATCCGTTTGTACCCGATTCCGACCGCGGGTCTGACGGGCGCCATCTTGTACGCGCCCGAGGCGACGACCCTCGTGAACTCCGGTGACACCGTGAACTACCCCAACGGGTGGCAACGATTTATCGTCATCGACGCGGCCATTCAGGCTCTGGCGAAAGAGGAGTCGGACGTGCGGACCCTCGTTGCGGAGCGCGCCGCCATCATCAAGGAAATCGAGCAGACCAAGGAGCAGCGGGATCTCGCGACGCCCAAGCGCGTCGTCGATCTGGAGGTCGCGGAGTCCTTCATCGAAGACTGGTGGTGACTCGTGGTCGCTCGCCTGAATCGCCCCACAGGTCTGCCGCAGATCACCACTCAGCGCGTGGATCAGCCGGTCATCCAGCGCGCGGTGGACGCCATCACGCGCACGCTCATTGCGGTCGTCAACTTCCTCCAGCCATTCGCCCAACCGCAGCCCTGGGTGGCAGTCCCGTTCAATTCTGACTGGACTGCCACGCTCTCGACTCTTCAAGCGCCCCAGTTCAGGAAAGATCCGCTTGGTTACGTGGAGCTTCGCGGGTGGGCCTCTACGGCGACTGGAGTGAGTACTGTCATTGCGGTACTCCCTGTCACGCACAGGCCCCCTACGCGAAGCTCATTTCCAGCCTTCCGTTTGAACGGTGCGACCTATACGGTGGCACGGCTGGACGTGGACGTGGATGGTCGCGTCCTCATGGCATCACCCGCCGTAGGGGCGGGCGACAGCGTGACTCTCAGTGGGATTAAGTTCTCGGTGGACCCATGAGCCTGAACAAGCAACTCGTTCACTTGAACATGACGGGCGGCCTTCAGAAGAAGGACGATCAGTTCCTCGTCATTCCGAGCAAACTCACCGCAGCGGACAACGTGGAGTTCGACGACGCCAGCACCGTCATCACCCGCGGCGGTCAGGCGAGGTTGACGCTCCCTGCCGGTTACGCGACCGCGATCCGGTCCTTCGTCCGAGCAGGTACGGCGAACCTTGAATTCGAGGACGGCTCGACCATCCGCGCGAACGGCCTTTCGGGCGCGAGCGACTACGCGAACTGGCGCGGGTCCGCCCTCTCCTACGAGCCCTCGACGTTCCCGCGCGTGGGCGTACAGACTCGGCGCATCGCGCAGTACCCTATCGACGGCGCATCTTTCGATGTCGCCTATGGCGCGACCAACTACTGCCTCGCGTGGTCTGAGTACGACGCGAACCTGGGGTATGTGGTTCAGGTTTCGATTCGCTCCGTCACCACCGACATTGAGGTGCAGCGAAACGTCATCAGCGGGGCAGCAGCGTCGGAGTACGTGATGCAGCCTCGCGTCATCTACGACTCGACCAACGCGCGATTCTCCATCTTCACGTATCATGAGGATTCGGCGTTCGTTACCGCGTCGATGAAGGGCTCCTACGTGGCCGAAACGGGCGGATCGTTCACCGGCCCGACGATCCTCATCGCGATGTCTTACGCTGGCGGCGGACTCTCCGCGCTGGCCGATGCCGCGATCTATCCGGGCCAAGGGTATTGTCTGGTGTCGCGCGACGCGGACCTCACCGGAACTGTGCGGATGCGGCTTGTCAACCTCTCGCACGGTTCGATTGTGGCGTCCACGAGCGCGGTCCCAGCGACCGTACTGTCCTCTCTGACCGCCCACGCCACCTACTCAGGCGGCGTACTCCTCGGGCACGCAATCTTCGGCGCCGGGGCCAATTTGCGCGGCTACCGCCTGCCCTCAAACACGGGCGTCATGTCCGCTTCAGTCACCATCCGCACGCTCACGGGGACGATCGGACGCGTCGTCGTCACGGATGTGAGCGGCGCACTGCACATCACGATTGATCAACTGACTGCCACCAGTGACACCTACGCCACGACGTACTTGATCAACGCGACTACGGCGCACGTCTTCACGTCTCAGACAGCCATCAGCACCAACTGCTTCATCGACGGGCGCTCGTTCTCGATGCGCTCTCGTAACTTCGTGCCGATGGTCTTCACCTCGAACTCCAACCAGAGCACGCACTTCCTCCTCGACATCACTGAAGCCGCCGAAAACCTCGGGGTCGCTACGACGGCGAAGCCTTCGTTCGTCTCGCGGGTCGATTACGGGGAGGTCGCCGCGTCGGGGTACGGGATCAATCTCGGCGCACGCGTTCGAGGCAGCCATGCCTCGATGGTCACCTACGCCAAGTACGAGACGGACCTTCGATTGGCGGGGGCGACGAACGCAACTCGCATCGTGCTCGTTGCCGCCAAGTTTGCCCCGACTGAGCAACTCGGTGACGCGGAGATCAACGGACTGGCGCTCCTCGCTGGCGCGCTGCCCCGCGTGTGCGACGGGGCGCAGATTGTGGAGGAGGGTTTTCACTGGGGGCCTGAAGTGCAAGGTGCTGCTTTGACTCCGGTAACCACGGGGTCGGGCATCTACAGCTTCCCCTCGGTCGGCAGTTACTCTGTGGCGTTCACCGAGGGTTGGATGGACGCACAGGGCAACTGGCACGAATCTGCGGTGGCTCGCACATTCAGCCTTACCACCACGCTCGGCAATCTCGACATCAACCCGACCTTCATTCGACCGCCCAGCGTGAAAAACGACCGGCAGTTGATCATGTACCGCACGAAGTTGCTCGGCACGGACACCAGCCTCTATCTCGCGCACGCCGGTGACTTGTCTACGGGGACCGTGGTTGAAGTTACGGATGCGGACCTACCGAGCGGCGAGCAGTTGTACACCGCAGGCAACGTGCTCCCCAACACTCCCGCACCTGCGTGTCGGCACGTCTCCGTCTTCCAGAAGCGGCTCGTTTTGGCCGGTTGTGGTGATGGGTCGCGCATCTACTGGTCCAAGCAGACGACGCCTGGGTATGGCGTGGAGTTCAACTCAGGCGACCCGACGCACCAGACTCAGGTGCCCGCTGACAAGGGCCGCGCCGTCGCCACCAAGGAAATGGACGATCGGCTTGTCATTCTCTGCGAGAACGGCGTGGGCATCATCGGTGGCCAAGGCCCCGACCCGACCGGCACTTCTGGCCAGTATTCCGACTTCAGCTCGATCATCACCGAGACGGGCTGCTCGTGGGATTCGCCCAAGAGCGTCATTCGAGGCCCCGAGGGCGTGTGGTTCCGCTCGCCGTTCGGCCTTCGCCTCGTCTCGCGCTCGGGCAGTCTCGCGCGAGGGCAAGACAACAAGCAGGTCGGCTCCGAAGTGGACGCACTTGTCAGCGGCAACGTCGTCGCCATCGCGGGCGACGCGAAGCAGCAACTCCGCTTCTATCAGTCGAGCGGCACCGTGCTCGTGTGGGATTACCAGTGGCTTCAGTGGACCCGTTTCACAGGCTTCGCCAACGTGGACGCCTGCTACGCGGACGACCGCTACTACCACCTGAGCAACTACTCGACCACAACGCCACTGCTCCGCTACACCAACAACACGACTCCCGCGGATGTGAACGACTCGGGTGTCGCCACTCAGGCGTTCTCCCCGTACATCGAAACTCCGTGGCTTTCGTTCGCGGGTATTCAGGGATTCCAGCGCGTGTACCGGCTGATGATTTTGGGCAAGAACGCGGACGGATCGGTCAACCCGATGACGTTCGGGCTCTCGCTTCAGTACGACTTCAATGACACGTACACGTCTTTCCCAACCGTGAACGTGACTCCGAGCACCAACGGGCTGGTTCGGTTGCAGCACCACTTCGTGAAGCAGAAGTGCGAGTCGATGAAGATCGCCATCTACTTCTTCCCCGTGACTCCCGGTAACGCAGGGCGCTTCCGTTTGACTGACCTGACCTTGCAGGTCGGGGTCAAAGGTGGTTACTTCAAGTTGCCGTCTTCACAGAGGTTCTGACCATGCCTACGCCAAATTGGGGTCCACAGGCCGGTGTTCCGATGGACGAGGCGACGTTTGACGCCTACGTGGCGGCCAACCCGCCCGGAACGCCTACGCGCGGGCTCTACGGAAACCCGCAGGTCGGTCAGAACTCCGGTCGCGACCCCTTCTCTATTGGTGGGCGGGACCCCTACGGGCAGCAGGCGAACCCCGCGATGGTCGCGAATCAGGGTGCGCAGTGGTGGGAGGACTTCTTCAACCGAGGTCCAGGCTCCGTACAGTTGCCTCAGTTCCAGATCGGAAATCAGGATCAGGCGCGCGCCGAGCAGCAGCGCGTCATCCAAGCACTTCAGGCGCAGGCGGCAGGCGACCCGAACTCGCTCGCCCAGCAGCAGCTCGGGCAGGCGTACCAAGGCGCGCAGTCGCAGCAGTCGAGCCTAGGCTCGACCATGCGCGGCCAGAGCGCAGGCGCAGCGATGCGCGGAATTCAAGCCGGTCAGCAGGGCATCCAGCGGAGCCTCCCCGGCGATCAGCAGATGCTCATGTTGCAGGAGCAGCAGGCCGCGCAGGCGATGCTCGCCCAGCTTCTCGCCCAGCAGCAGGGGCAGGACATCACGCAGGCGACCGGCATGGCGAACACCCAGCTTCAGGGTCAGCAGCTCGATGAGGCGATGAAGCAGTTCTACGCGCAGCAGGGGCTGAACGCGGGCATCGCTCGGGAGCAGACGGGCTGGGACAGGCTGGTTGCTGGACTGGGTTACGACCTCGAAACCTCCAAACTGGTCCAGGACAGCATCAACAAGGGCCTTCAGACCGGGGCCGCCGCTCTCAACACGGCCGCGCAGGCGTGGGGTGGTGGCGGGTCGCCGTCCCCGCAGCAAACCATCGACGACGCCTTCAACGGGTGACCCATGGCTGATCCTACGAACCGCAACGACCCGACATACTCGAACAACCCCAGCTACGTGTGGAGCGGGGGGCGGTGGCAGTACGTGTCGAACCCCGGCACCGCGAACTCGGCTCCCTCCGACAACCCGAACAACCCGCAGCGAGTCACGGGGTCGGTCGTGTGGGACCCGATTCCGAGCGGTGCGAGTGTCGTCAAGAAGTACGGCGGTGACATCAACAACTTCGCGGGTTACCAGAACATCGCTCAAGGCTTTCGCGAGGGCGCTGTTCGCCAGCAGGGCGTCAACCCCTACAACACCGGCATCGCGGACCAGAGCCGCGGAGCGCAACTCGCGCTCATTCAGCAGATGCGTGCCCAGCAGGCGGGTCCGTCGCTCGCGGGGCTTCAGGGTCAGCGCGGCATGGCGCAGGCAGGTCAGCAGGCGCTCATGCAGGGCGGTCGCGCGGGCATGCTCGGCGCTCAGAACGCTTCGACGGGCATGGCCGGTGACGTGGGGCAGGCTCGGCTCGCGGAGATCATGCGCTCGCAGGCGGGCATGGGCGGCGCGGCAGGCAATCTCCGAGGCGCGGACCTCCGCAGCGCGGAGGCGCAGGCGCAGGCGGGAATTCGGGGCCAGACCATCGCGGATCAACGAGCGCAGTTCTACGGGTCTCTCGGCTCGATGCTGGATCAGGCGCGCGCTCGACAGGCACTGGAGCAGTTCAAGCTCGGTCAGCGCATCGACGCTCGCTCAAGGGGCCTCGTCATGGATGCAGTGAACCAAGGCGTAGGCGCAGGGGCTACGGCCTTGAGCATGGGCGCGACGGGTGGAGGCAAGAAATAACATGGCCGACAAGAAGACCAACTACGCGGACTCGCTCAAGGCCAAGCCCAAGGCGGCAGCCCCAGACAAGTCCAAAGAGAAAATCGTCGTGGACCTCGGCGGGGTGTTGACCGACGTGTACCGCGGCAACATGAGCGACGCCGAGTGGGCGCGCGTGAAGCAGCGCGCGGTCAAGGAAATCGAGGTCCCCACCGAAGTCTCCTACGACGAGCCGGGGAAGCTCAAGGAGAGCGACAAGAAGCAGATCAAGGCGAGCGACATCGAGGCCATCAGCCGCAACCTCGACACGGTGTCCGATACCATCGTCAGCTCCGAAGAGAAACGTCTGCTGAATCAGACAGCGCCCGAGAATCGCGTGAAGTTCCTGCGCGAACGGTTCCTCAAGCGCGACTACGACGTGGTAGACGAGCAGCCCGCGCCCGCCGTGGACGTGGGTGCTCAGAAGCCCTCGCAGGGCAGCCCCGACGAGTGGAAGACGCCCGAGTCCGGTCAGCCCAAGAAGTCCACCGGTACGCAGACCGAAGACGACATGAAGGTCGGCTCGCGCGGAGGATCCGTGCAGGGCCAAGTCGCGAAGATGTTGATGGGTGCCGCACCCGATCAGGTCACGAAGTCTGTAACGGGGGCAGCGCACTCCGTAAAAAAGGGCAGCTTTGTTAAGCCCGCGAAGAACGCGACCAGTGGCGATTGGGGTGTCCAAGAGATGCCCGAGATGGACCTCACTGCTACTCAGGACATGCCTGAGATTGATGTGAGTCCCGAGACTTCGGCTCGCGAGGCTCAAACGCGACGGCTCCAGAACGCCATCACGCAGAACGAGATCGATGCGGGCTTGGACTTGACCACGCCTGAGTCCCGTCTCAAGACCGCCGTGCAGCGCGAGCTTCGCGACCCGAGCCCAGGCCCCGCTGTGGAGTTGGGCGACGTGAGCGTCTCGCCTACTGTCACCTCAGACGACGGCGTAACCGTGAGTCGCTCGCCCGTCGTGCGCCCGATGCAGTTCTCTTCCGACACCGTGGACCCCGGTGTACCTCCGCAGCCGGGGATGCTCGACACGCTGAATCAGAACGCAACTCAGTTTCGTCAGGCGCTCACCGATGTGGTGACCGACCCCGTGGGCACGCTCGCGCCTGTCATCCCGATGATCGGCAACGCCATGGGCGAGATGGCGGCTCAGGGCGGCCCGTTCGGCGCACCCCCGCCTCGCGGCGTCCCCCCGGTGATCGGGGAGATGCCGCTGGGTCAGCCCCCGGCCCCACCGCCCGCGCCTGTTGGCCCCGGTGGCTCGGTGTCGATGAGCGTCAAGACCCCCGGCAAGGGTGGCGGTGTCAAGCCTTCGACGTTCGAGGACGAGCGAAAGATGATGCAGGAGGCGTACACCACGCAGAACATGGCGAACGCCCTCGTTGCGGATCAGCAGTCGAATCTGCTCTCGCAGAAGGCCAGCCTCATTCGCCAGCAGCAAGATGAGTCCGCAGCTCTCGCGGCGCGTCAGGCCGCCATGGAGTCGGCTCGTGCGGAGCGCATGAAGCGCGGCGAGGCGGGGCTCATGAAGCTCCAGTCCCGTTTGGCCGACCTTGAGTCTCAGTCGCCCGACCCCAACCGCTTCTGGAACAACAAGAGCGACGGGCAGAAGGCGGCGGCGGTCATCGCGGGCGCGCTGTTCGGCTTCACGGGCCAGGGCATGCAGTGGCTCCAGCGCCTCGACGGGCTCGTGGAGAGCGACATCCAGCAGCAGGCGCAGGAGCTTCAGCGCAAGGGCGGACTGCTCAACAAGCAGATCGACGTGCAGAACAACCTCGTCGCGATGGCGCGTCAGCAGGGGCTCGACGAGTCGGAGTCCATCTCGGCGGCTCGTATCGCCATGACGAACAAGTACGCGCTCATGTTCGAGCAGGCAGCGGCGACCACGGGCTCTGAGGCGGTCAAGGCTCAGGCGCTCGCGAACGCTGGTGTCCTCCGTCAGAAGATGGCGCAGGACATGATGGACATGAAGGTGAAGACCAACGAGGCCGCGCAGAAGGCCGCGCTCAACGCCGCGCATATCGACCACCTCCGAATGCAGACGTTCGCAATCGGCGCGAAGGCGGCGGGCGACGCGCGCGAGAGCCAGACCTTCAAGCCAGCACAGCAGGAGCGCATCTCGGAGATGCTCTCGCTCGGCAAGAAGATCGGTGAGATGCACGGGAAGTGGAAGGAGCAAGCGGGCAGCCCGTTCAGCCCGCTTACGTCCAACCTCGGGCTCGGGATGCAGGTCACCGACGCCTCCAAGTGGAAGGGTTCAACGCAGAAGTTCTTTGCTCAGACCATCGGCAAGCCGCTTGAAGGCGGTCGCATGACCGACGCCGACTTCCCGAAGTACCTTGAGGGCTTCATCCCCTCCGCGACCGACACCACGGGTGCCGCCGAGAACAAGACCAAGAATCTCATCAAGTACGCGGTGGACCGCTACACAGACGAGCTGCGCTCCCTGCAAGCTGCCAACGTTCAGGGCATCGACCGGCTCCCCACCCCGGCGCAGTACGAGATGAAGCTTCTCCAAGACGCGGGCATCGGACAGGATGCGCCCACCTACGCAACCCCTCGGTGACCAATGGCCGTTCTGATCTGGACTGACGGGAAGTCCTACGACGTTCCCGACGACAAAGTTCAGCAGGCCCTCGCGGACGGCTTCAAGCAGCCGACCGCAGCCGACTTGTCGCGTGACTCGGCGGCTCAACAGCCCGTTCGCGCGGCGGTCGAGAGTGCGGTCAGCAACTTCGTGCCCGTGGTCGGACCCACGCTCGTCAAGAGCTTCTCCGAGGGTTACGACGCGGCGACGCCTGAGCAAGCAGCCGCAGGCATCAAGGCTCGTCAGGAAGAGAACCCCGTCTCCAGCGTCATCGGCGCGGGCGCGGGCTTTCTCGCAGGCCCAGCGAAGGTGCTCAAGCCCTTCACCGCGCCCCTGCGTGCGGCGGGTCTGCTCGGCACTGCCGCTGCTGGTGGCCTTGAAGGCACAGCGATGGGGCTCTCTGAGGCCGCGAACGAGTCCGTGCTGGGCGACACCACGCTCACTGCGGAGCGCCTCGCGTCTGCCGCCATCGCCCCCGCGCTCACGGGTGCTGCCATCGACTTCGGGTTCGGTGTCGTCGGCAAGGGCGCGAGCGCGCTCATCAAGAAGGCGGGCGGCTCGACCGTCAGCGAATTCCTGAAGTCGAAGGGTGATGACATCACCACGTCGATGATCGACTCAAAGCGGTGGGCCAAGCAGTACGGGGCCTACGAAGACGACATCCTGCGCGTGGCCCGTGAAGAGGGTGTGCTCCACCGAGGCACCTCGCTTGACCAGGCGTCAGTGCAGGCGGCCAAGGCTGCCGAGCAGCGCATCTGGGGGCAGATCTCCGACTACCTCGAAGGCGCACAGTACTTCAACCCGCCCAAGCAACCCGAGGTCGTGGACGGTGTGCTGACCGCGCTCAAGAAGTACGACCGCAACCCGCTCGCAGAGGGCGCGATGGCGGAAGTGCAGGGCGTGTTGGAGAAGATGTCGGCTCAGAACTCTACGTGGTCGGAGCTGTGGGGCCTCCAGAGCCAGTGGCGCAAGGTGGCCGACGCGGGCGGGCAGACCGTGCGAAACGACGTGCTCGACGACGCGCGACGCGCGCTCCGTGAGTACATCATGGACAACGCCCCGAAGAAGATCGCCACCGCTCAGGGCACCACTGACTTCGCGTCCTCTCTGCGCACTCTGAACAAGCGGTACGCCGCGATGGACGCGTTTGAGCGCGGGCTGTCCGATGCGACTGCCGCGTTTGAGGCGCGCGGGCTCGGTGCGAAGGAAATTGCTGCGGGCGTCATCGTGGGCGGCCCGATGGGCGCTGCCACCGTGGCGGCGGGGCATTACGCGCGCAAGCGCGGCGGCTTCCTGCTCGGTGAGACGCTCAACGCGATGTCGGAGAGCAATCTCACCAAGGGCCTCGCGGAGTCGTTCCGCAAGAACGTGGCCCAGCGCCTCGCGACCGCGCCCGAGTTGCTGGGGCCGTTCCGCGCTACGCTGGAGGCGGCTGCCGCTCGCGGGGCGATGGACCTGATGGAGACGCATACGGGTCTTGCGCTGTCCACGGTCGGGCCTGAGTACCTCACGACGATGGGTATGAGCCCCGAGTCGCCCGAGGAGATGGCGGGCTTCAGCCAGCGGTTGGCATCACTTGATGCTATCAAGCGCGCTGCCGACGCACAGGAAATGGCTGTGTCCGCCGCCGCTGACGGGTTGTTCGGGTCGGCTCCTGGCCGTAAGGCTCGCGTCGGCGGGAGCATGAGCCTCAAGGACTACAAGACGACGATGGAGGGGCTCCGCAAGGTGCTGACGGACCCTGAGTCGATGTACGCGCAGATTCCGCCTGGTCTTCACGGCACCGCGCCGATGACGGTAGGGCAGACTGCCGCGGCGGTGCTCAACGCCGCTCGCTACCTCGACTCCAAGGCACCGAAGAACCCCTACGAGGGTATGCCCCCTGCCGTGGCTCCTCAGTGGGAGCCGTCGCCCGCCGAACTCGATCATTTTAATCGCTTTCGGGAGGCGGTTGAGAGCCCTGCTCGTGTCCTAAAGAATATGTCGCAGGGCTACATCGCCCCCGAGCAGGTCGAGGCGCTCAAGGCCGTGTACCCGGCCATGTACGCGGACCTCCAGCAGAAGATTGGTGAGCGGCTGATGATGCAGAAGAAGCCTCTCTCGTACCAGCAGCGACTCGCGCTCTCGGCGGTGCTTGGCCCGACCGCGCTGGGCATGTCGCCGCAGCAAGTTCAGGTGCTTCAGCAGTCACAAGCACTTGCATGGGGACAGCAAGCAGGGCAAGGTAAATCTGTAAAGCCTCCCGATGGTCGGCAGGCCGTGGACGAAGAACAAATCCAGACGGAAGCACAGAAGTTGGAAGCGCGATGACCCTCTTGGAGGCGCGGTGATGAAGAAACTCACTCTCATTCTTGCGGCGCTGTTTGCCGTTTCCTTCGTCTACTCGTTCGACGCCGAGGCGGCGGATCCAGTGGTCTGCGCGGTCACCACGTCCACGTCCACCGCGGCGACCACGGCGCTCCCCGCGGCTGGTCCTGGCGCGTGCAACTGGACCAAAGGCTCGGTCATTCTGATGCAGTGCACGACCGACGTGTACATCGACTCGACGAGCTTGGTGGATGTCTCGGCCCCGCTCGACGGCGGCGTCATCGGCACGGCAGTCGCCACCAGCGCGGATCAGCGCGTGGACTTCGCGAGCAACTCGGACCCCTACCCCATCTACCTCGGGGTGAACGATCAGCACGTCAGCATCCTCGCCGTGTCTTCGGCGGGCTCGTGCAAGTTCATGAAGACGCAGCGCCGCCGCCCCTACTGAGCCATGCTGACCGCCCTCCTTCTCATTCTGGCTCAGAACCAGGAGCCCAACTCCGAGGTCTGGGTTCGCCCACCCCGCGTGGAGCGCATCCAGCGCGCGGGCGGTCGCTCGGGTCCGAACTTCGCCTTCTTCGAGGCGTTTCCGGTGGGCGGCGCGGGAACTCGGGGTGTGTGCTCAACCACCGCCCCCACGGGCGCGAAGGGCGAAACGCTGACCTTCACCCGTGGCAGCAACGGCACCTGTACACGCACCGCCAGCGGCGGCCTCGCCACGACGGGAATCGCGAACGGCGACCTCGTCGAACTGACGAACAACGTCGCCCGTGTCGAACGCGATGCGGCGGGCGTGCTCGGGCTGCGCGTCGAGTCGTCGCGCACCAACTCACTCTTCCGCTTCATCGACTTCGCGAACGCGCTCTGGAGCGATGTCGGCACCCCGACGCTCACCGGCTCGCAGACCTCGCCCTTCTCGGGCACGTACGCAAACAGCGCCGTCCTGTTCGACGACAACGACGGCGCGGCTTTTGAGGGGCGCTCCCAGACCGTCACCGTCACGGCGGGCGTCGCGCACACCATGCACTGCTACGTGCGCGCGGGAACGGCGTCATCGGCGCGCATCGTCCTCGACGGCACGGCGGCCACCATCACGGGCCTGTCGTCGACCACGTGGAGCATCGTCGAAGTCACTGACGCGAGCAGCTCTGGCGTGGCCATCGTTGCGGAGGTCGACGTGGGCAACGTCGCCTCCGTCACGGGCACGGTGACGTTTGGCGGCTGTCAGGTCGAG